ACAGAGAAATGGCGGGGGAAAGGATCAGCAAACCCCCGCCATCACTAGCTAGAAAGGTATAGCATGACAGCACAAGAGTTTAAACAGGAAAGGCAGCGCCTGGCACTTACAATTAAGGCAATGGCTGAACGCATTGGAGTGAGCGAGCAAGCCATCTGGTACTATGAGACAGGCAAGAGAAAGGTGCCACAACCCGTGGCGCTACTACTCAATTCACAGCAGCTATATGACAAACTGCTGGCAGAGAAAGAGAGAGGGGCGTGAAGCCCCTCTTTAGTTTTCTCAGGGAGGAGATACCCTAGCAATGCTGCGCGTAGCAATGAATGCAGTGCGTTGCACCCTGCCATGCCTTATTTTTTTATAAAAAAAAGGGATAACATTGTGCAATGCGATGCACTCAGCGTTGCAACGTATGCTGCGCGGCAATGCTAAGATATTTCTTAAATATCACGGATTGCATTGACAGTAAAGCCCATCAAAATATTCCGTTATTCCTGTGCATAGGGTAGGAATATTGGAATATCAGAAAGGCACAGCCTCGCGCACGATATAGAACCATGTAGGCAGAGAAACGAGAACCGTTGCATTGCTGCCAGCAAATTCCCTGTTCACGTCGCAGAGAAACAGCTTACACACAGGCTCATGCCGGTCATATTTATAGATTAGTATCGGAGAAAGGTCGCCAGCAGCATTAACAGCTTGCTGCCACCATGCGTCAGCCCCGCCATGTGGCCCACTGGCATACCGTTTGCATTCAATAGACCAATGCGGGATCAGGATATCTGCGCCGCCCTTCTCTTGATACTGAGAAAGATTCCTGCGCACGTTCTCGTAACCAAGATGATCTTTGATCTCATTGCAGCACCAGCGTTCAAACTGACTGCCCTTGTTGCGCTGCATCTTGCTCACTTCAGAGAACCCTGCGCGTCGGTGTCAGCCTCTTGGAAATACTCAGGCCGCTGTAAGTAAAACTCACCAGTGCCATCACAGTCAGGGCAGAGATCAGGTACAACGTCACCATAATCCCAGCTTGACGACACCCTGACCCAGCCAGAGCCATTACATGGTTCGCATTTTTTGGGTAAAAAAGTCATTTGGTTTTACCTCGCCCTCTGTAGCCAAAAATATACGCCGCATAGTTTCCGGCGTTGGATACCTGTTGCCATCTATGATCCGACAGATAGCAGCGGGTGACAAGTTGCACCGCCGTGCAAACTTGGCTTGGCTGATGCGCTTTGATTTCAAATACTCAGATAAGGTCATACTTTTTTTTAACAAACCTGTTGACACTCTGTCAATGGGTATGCAATTAGTGTTGACAGTAGGCACAACAAAGCACAGGAATACACATTATGGAATGGGAAACACCAGGGTATCGCAGAGAGTTTGGCGCAAAGCATGACAGCGCATCAGGTGCAACACAGACAAAAGATGAGTTTATCTTGAAGCTGTATGTGCGTGATATGGGTGCCAAGCTGCCAATGGCGGCGCGTCCTTGGTGCGGTATCGTTGTGCAAGACGGTGCAAACCTAATTCTTGGCCTTGATAGATATCAGCCTATGGTCGGGCAGCAAGACGGCATGGAGCCAGCCAAGGCTATCGCGCAGACTATGGAGCGTTACAACAGCTACAAGCCGCGCACATGGGATGACGGCAAAGACGCAGAAGAATTTGAGGCGTTCAAAGATTTCATACCTGACATGATACTGCATGCCGTACAGGGTGTGCGTGAATGCTTCACAGGCGCAAACATGATCGAAGGCGAGTATCAGCGTTGGCACAAAGAGCCAGAGATTGATGTGCCGATCATGCTTTATCAAGACTACAGCGGCGGCGGCATCCAGTGTGATCTGAAGGCCAAGCCACCCCTTAGAAACCCACCGCGCAAAGACGGCACCCGTTCTTGGAGAGTACCCAAGACAGACGGCATTGTGCCTACAGCGCAACAGCAAATTCAGCAAGCAATCTATGCCAAGGCAACTGGTGAACCACCATCACTGCTATACGTCAGCGCATCAGGCTATTACCTAGCCAACGCTGACAACTGTGATGCGTTGAAGCCAGAGGCTTTGGATAGAGCATATGCTGAAGCCGTGCGGTCATGGCAGATAAGTCAAAATCTGTTGAAAGCCGCACACGGATCATGGCGCAATCTGGCCGGCCTAGTGCAGCCAGACTTTAATGAGATAGCGCGTCGTCATGGCCCATCAATCGTAGATATAGCCAAGCAACTATGGAGGTTTTAATGGCTAATAAAGTAGGACGACCAAAGGCGAAAGTGAACATCACGCTTTCTAAGGAAGAACTTGACATGATGGTGTCTTCCTTAGATTTCAATCTTGGGGTTGGCATCCCTGATCTTGGAGAAATGATGGGTCAAAACAAGCCAAAACACTTGCGCATTATTGCAAATGAAATGCTTTTGTATGCAAGGCTGCGTGAAATCCGTGACAGCAAGTATGGGGGCAATAATGAATAGCACCCCTGCATACAAGCTGGTGCGCCGCGATGATCCGGCCACCAGTCATGACGCAGCAGAAAGCATCAACGCCACAGAGATGGAAAGCGTAGTCGCTGATGCAATCTGGTTTTTCGGTGCAGCAGGGTGCATTTCAGACGAGGTGCTGAAAGCCCTGCCGCAGCACGGTTATAGCACCGTTACTGCGCGTTACAAACAGCTAAAAGAGAAAGGTATCATCTTTGTAGATGGCACCAAACGCAAGGGATTGTCAGGGCGTGGCCAGATGGTCATGTGGCACAAAGAGTTCTATCAGGGAGAAAACAATGGCCGTAACTAAAAAAACTACTGAAACTATGGAGATTCATGCACTTAAGCAGGGTCGTATCAAGCTGCGCATGATTGGGCAAACACCGATGTACTTTAATAGTATGGGGGCAAAGGCGTGGCGTGATCTGCTTGTCGGTGGCGGCAAAAAAACCGCTGCTCAGAAGAAGGATATCAAGCACAATCCAGAACAAGAATATCGTGAGAGCATTTATAAGAAGTCGAAAGGCGACACCTACCTTTGCTTCCCAGCCGCTGGCGTAAAGGCGGCCATGTCTACCGCTGCATTGGAAACCGCTGGTATTACAAAGAGCAGCGTGCAGCGCCTGATATTTTTGCCAGAAAGCCATATACAAATTTGGGGTAAGCCTTACTTGAAGATGGATATTGTGCGGTCTGCTGACATGAACAGGACGCCTGATGTGCGCACTCGTGCTTATTTGCCTAACTGGTGCGCAGAGGTGGACATCAAGTTCGTTATACCGACTCTATCATCGCATTCCATTGTGTCTTTGTTGCAGAACGCCGGCACTATCGTAGGCATTGGTGATTTCCGACAGGAAAAGGGAAAGGGCATGTATGGCACATTTAAGGTGGCCAGTTCTGAAGATATGGGTGACATGCAAGAAATCTGGGATGAGACATCTAAAGAGGGGCGTGCGGTGCAGGAATTGGCTATGGAACAGCCAGAATGCGCCGATGAACAGACAGCGGAATTGATGCAGTTCATCCAAGAAGAACGGTTGCGCAGAGCAGCCTAATAATTTGACAGGGGCGGTGCGCCGCCCCTTTCACGGGTCGCGGTTAGATATGTTTAGGACTGGTATGTCGAGGCGGTCTCGGTATGGTCAGGACTGGCAGTGTTAGGTGGGACTAGGCGGTCATGGTGAGGCTTGCAACGGCAAGTCATGTTACGGCATGGCAAGGATAGGCGAGGCGGTCACGGTTCGCTCTGTTTTGTCCGGTTCAGTTCCGGTGTGGGAAGGCAAGTTTAGGCGGTCAAGTTGAGGCGTGGAGAGATCCGGCGTTTTGCGGCCTGTCTGGGCGAGGCAATCCACTATCAATCAATCTTTAGCTAAGGGAGAATAAAATGGCTAATTTTTCTAAGAAGACTAAGCAGCGTATCATTGACGACTATCTGCAAGTAACAGGTGCAAACATGTTTGTGCCAGGTGAGTTTGTCGATTGGCTGCAAGAACAACCAGAGCATGAGGCCTATGAGGCGTTTTATGGGATGGATGATGCAGAAGCAGCGCGGCAGTTTCGTATCGACATGGCGCGTAGGCTTGCGAGTGGCTTGCGTATCGTGGCCAAAACAGAAAGTGTGGACAGCGAGGTGTTGGCCATCAAGGTCACCGAGTACCCTGCGTACATATCTCCTGTCGCCAAGCGCAGAGATGGCGGCGGTTACGAGCCGTTTGATCCCAACGATGAAAATGCACAGGCAGAATTGCGGCGTCAAGCTGGCGTATCTTTGGCTGCATGGCTGGAGCGTTATCGCGGTTGCGTCGAAAACTACGGCTTGACAGTGGGTTTCGTTGAGGAACTGGTGCATGTGCTGCGTGACGATAAGGAGAACGTATCAAATGGCTGATCCTGATGACACATACACCCCGCATGTCACACCACATGACATGCAGGACAGCATCGACGATTTGTTTGTGCGCGTCGATGAACTGCACAAGGCTGTCTATGAAAGCAACAACAGGGTCGCTGAAATGGAGAAGAGTTTGGCACTGTTTGTACACCTCATCTCTGATAAGCTAGGCGTTTCCAGCGGAGAAATGAATGACTGACTTGAAGCAAACTATGCAGCTTGTGTCTGAGTTAAACGCCAGTCATGGCGTCACTCAGCGCGGCGGCAAGAAATACACCCAGGTCGTGCATAGGATGGAAGCGTTCCGTCAGATGCACGGCACTGAGTACGGTGTAGACACACACATATTGGTAGACGACGGGCAGCGCGTTGTCGTCAAGGCCAAGATAACCAACATGGACGGCGTTACCGTAGGTGCCGGCATGGCAGAGGAGATCAGAGGACAGGGCAACGTCAACAAGACCAGCGCTTTGGAAAACTGTGAGACATCTGCCATTGGCCGTGCCTTGGCATCGTTGGGCCTAGCTGGCGGCGAGTATGCGTCAGCCAACGAGATGGATGGTGTGGGCAGGAAAGAGGAAGCCATTGCATCCATGCCACCACCCAAGCAGCCACCGGCTAGTCTGCTAGAGTTGCAACAGCAAGCAGAGGCTTATCTGCCTGAGTTTGACATGAAGCAGATTACCGACTGGATGAACGCAGACTTCACTAAGAAGTACATGGAAATATCTAACAAAGAGTTTCCTGAGATCTTTCAGAACATCAAAAACCTATGCCAGAAGCGCATGAAGGAGTTAAAACAGAATGGCTAGACGCTATGACACAGTTACCTACATCAAGCTGTTCCCCAACACTGAGGGAAAAGGTAAGGCGCAGTATAGCAACGGCAACTGGAAGCCTTACGATGCTGAGCAAAAGACTTATGCGGATATCACCTTGCGAGATGGACAGCGCCACCAAGTATCGCTGTTCCCCAACGAGGATGGCACTATCTCTATTCGCATCTCCCGTGTCACTGAATACGAGGGTGAGGACAGTATCGCTGACGGCATTTCACAGCCAGCTATGAAGCCAATCGGTAACGCAATCAGTACTAAATATGCGGCACCACAGCCAAAGGCAGAGGACGATGACCCAGACATCCCATTCTAAGGCGCTTCTAAGCCCCCGTGAGGCCTCTCTATTGCTCTTTGGCACCGATAGTAAGTCTCAGGTGAACATGCTGCGTACGATGCTCCACAAGGGGATTATCAAAGGCAAGCGTTTGGGTGGCCGCTGGTACATTACCCAGCATGAAATCGAAAGGATCACAGATGCACCAGCATCCATTCCTGATAATACCTAGAAACGATGGGGTTGCTGTCAGTGTTGATGGCAACCTCCACATCAAAAAAATGAACAGCAGAGAAATGCTGACATTCGCAGGGCGTTGCTTTGAGGTAGCAATGGAAATGTTAAAGGAGGAAGAGCGTGAGAAAGATAATACCAATATCGGAGAGATCAGTATCGGGCCGGCAGAAGGCTAATCAAATGCTGCCAGAAAACTGGAAAAAATACTGCCGTGAGTTAGAGGCGCTGGACATCATAGAAATCGTGCAGCAAGTAACTAACTTCAGTCTAGCTGAGTTGCGTGGAAAGCGCAGGATGGCGTACCTAGTGGATGCGCGACAACTGTTTGTGCGTCTGTGTGAAAACCACACAACCCTGTCTTATTGTAGGATGGGCTATGCCATGAACAGAGATCACACAACAATGGTGCATGCCTCTAAAAGAGAAAGTTCACCAGAGTTCACAAGCTGGCTAGAAAAAGCAGAGCGTTTGGTCGATGAGTTGAAGGAGCGTGAATTTGGGCCGGAAGAACCGCAAAGCCACCGCAGCAAAAACTCACAGGTATACAAGAAGATCCATGTTGTTTAACTGCGCATACTGCGGCAAGCAGTGTGACTATGCCAACGATGACTGGGTTACTTTGGGAACTGGCGATGACATATGTCTAGGTTGCCTTCACCCAGAGAAATATGGGGGGGATAAATAGGGGGGTTTTGCCCCCTTATTTTTTTGACTTACCTTTTTTGGCTTTGTTTCTTTTGGAGATTGCAGAAGCCTTCTTCTTTGCGTCAGCCTTGCTGCTTGCACCCCATGCCCTGAGACTAAGCAGGAGCCTGGTAGGTTTGCCCTTCGCATCTCGTTCCGGCCCCCTCATGCCACCCATACGCGCCAAGAAGCTGGCCCTGCGTGGGTTGTCACCCTTCTTCACAGGCGCTTTTAGGTTCATGCCCTGTTTGCGTGCAGAAGCCCTGCCCTTTGCATTCAAGCCGCCCTTGGGATTCTTGCCAGCCTTACGCTGCCATGCCGGTGTCCTAGCCATCAGACAAAGCCCTCATACGCTTGACGAGCCGCTTGGCTCTGTTAGGGACTTGATCATGCCAGCGTGAGTCTACCATCTCGTCTGCCGCCCTGTTCCAATCGCGTGCATCAACGCCAGCCTTCATACCCTTGAACTTGGAGAGGCGCGGTCTGCCCATATTAAACATCATATTTGCGATTATTAATTGGCAGTCTTCCGGCAGATCGTCAAAGTCTGGGTACAGAACCTGACACTCATCTAGGGTTGAGGCGATATCCAAGGCAAACACTTGCCGCACACGCTCATCAGAGACAGGCGTGCCAACAGCCTGACCGTGTTCTGGATCTTGCTCTACCACCAAATGCCCAATGCCAAACGTAGGCAGTCCCAGATGATCTAAATAGATCTCTGCTTTACAGCCTTCATCATCCGCAAGTTCTTCGCGTAACTGATCTTTGTTCATTTCTTCTTTTTCTTAGCAGTTTTTGCAGATTGCTTAAATGCTTTAGCAGTAGGCGCACCCTTGCTACCAACCTTGCGCATTTTTTCTCCAGAGCCAGCAGCAATCCGTTTACGTTTTGCGTGGATATTTGCGTATAAACCAGGTTTCTTTGCCATTATTTTTTCAATCCCTTGATACCTCTAAGACCAAATGATGCAGCAATACTAGCATACATTGCCCACTGGAACCAATCCGGCGTGCGGCCCAGCGCATCGAACCCACGCTCAACATACGGCTGCAATGGCGGGATAAAGCACATGGCAATGATAGCTATAAACAGAATAGTCCAAGCTTCATCCTTCCAGCTATCCTTGCTGGCTTCGGCCATAATCTTTTCCCAGCCAGCTTCATGCGTAGCAGCAACCTTCATTACCTCAGCCTCAGCTTCAGCACGAGCCACCTTTACCTGACTCTTGGCAGCCTTCTCAGCAGCCTTGCCTTTCAGCCAGCCACCAGCCAGTTCACCTACAATGGGCAGTAAAGCCTGTATCATTTACTTTGTCCTGTTGTGCATGTCCCACATTATCGCTTCTCACTTCCAAGCCAAACAGCAAAAGCGCCAGTCATTGCGCCGCTGACCACACTCACCATTGCGGACTGCTGTGTAGTAATATCATCCAACGACATTCCCCATTCAATCACACGAATGTACATAATGGTCATTACAAACATCATAAAGCGCGGCAGTATCTTCCACTGCAAAACCTGTTCAGCACTCATTTCTGGCTATCCTTGATTGCTTTGAGGGTGTCATAAATATTAGGTGGCGGTGGCTGATCAATGTCCCACTGGCAGAGATATTCCTTTGGGCGAAACTCATAAGGCGCAAACATCAAAGTCTCTTGGGTATTGTGTGCGCCACGATACACGCATGCTGTAGTTTTCTTATCAATCTTCATGCACTTGGTAAGTCGGCACACAGTCAGATCGTTAGCAGCCTGTGCAAAAGCACCCCGCATCCAGAAGGCAAACAACAATATGCCAACTATGCCAAACACAATAACGAGGCCAACACCTACGTTGCCAGCAGTCTCAATGTTTTTCTTTCGGCGCTTTACAGCAGCTTGCCTAGCTTTGGCCCTACCATCCTTTGCTTCTTCACAGAACCGCTCATAGTCACGCCACAGACCGGGGCGACCAGACAGTATCATCAGTTCTTTGAGTTGCTTTTCTTTTTCACGGATCTGCTCAAGAGCCATAAACTCTTCAAGATCATTGCCGCCCACACCTCTGGCACGTTTCTTGTTGCCCTCTCGCATAAGGTCTTCTTTGCAAGAGACAAAGGTGCCAAGAGCCTTGCCAGCAGAAGCTAGTTCACGCCCATTCTGGATGGTGGTTTTAATAACTGCAAAGGCGGCATTGGCTGCTGCAAGTTCTGCTAACATCAGTACACCTTTGTGTCCTTATCTACCATGACTGGCAAACAGTAAGCGGTGATCTTCTGTCCTTGTTTATGCAGTCGTTGTGCAAAGTACACGCAGTCATCAACAGAGCGAAAGTACATATCATTGCTCTTGAGGCGTTGCTCTTCACCCAAGCCGACAAATACAAACAACAAGAAGACATGAATCATCCATTAACAATTAGCCCTATGAGCAAAACAATGGTGGTGCCAGCAGTGCCAATCATAATGTGTTCGATGCGCTTAATCCGCAGGATGGTTTCCTTCCAACGCTCAGCGCACACTGCTTCGTGAGTGTCGATCTGAGACTGCACAGATGTGACGGTGGGCTTGCTCATGGCTTAGTGGGCCACACAACATCATCTAGTGATGTGTAAGTGTCTGTGATGTCACGCAGTGCTTGACGGTAATCAAGTTGTGCTTGGGTTACTGTGGTAGTGTCGCTAAACATCCAGTAGTCAGTCTCAGCCAGCAGACGGTCACGATGTTTACGCAAAAGCGCATAACCACTGAATGTATCTAAAGCAGATTGCGCTGTCTGCTTCTCTGCGTCAGTGGGGTTTTCCTTATTGCAAAGAATAGCGACTTCAGCCTGTTCCTGC